AACGCTGCAGCAGGTGCAGTAAGTTCCCCGCATGAGACTATCGGGAATAATGTCAACCCACGCACAGGCACGCTGTCGGGCGGTGTGAGCGGTTTTGCAGCGATAGTGGTAAGAAACACCAAGACCACAATTCTAAACGGAGCACAGCGAACACAGGCAAGCGTACACGGCACTGTGCCGAGGGTGGCAGTGGGAATGGCATCACATTCCAAAATAACAACATAAAGGAGGAACAACGATGGCAGGAGTATTCAAAGAAGCAGTGCTGACAGCCAAAGGAATCGCCCTGCTCGCCAAGGCACAGGCAGGAAGATGCACAATCAAACTGACCAAGGCCGCAACCGGAGACGGATCATATTCAGATGGCGAAGCACTCACAAACAGAACTGCTCTCAAATCCAAGAAGCAGGAGTTCGCACTGATTACAGTGACGACCCAGAACCAGTCCAATGTATATGTGAAATTTATCATCACAAACAAGCAGGACACCGGAAACCTTAAGAATGGCTACTACGTGAAAGAGGTCGGCATTTATGCACAGGACCCGGACGAGGGGGAAATCCTCTATGCACTGGCAGTCGGAGTCGCAAACCAGTGGGATTATATGCCCGCTTACAACGACCTCCTCCCGTCCACGATTACCATGGACTTCTTAACCGAGGTCGCCAACGCAACAGATGTAACTATCGTAACACCAAACAGTATGTACCTTTACGACCAGACCACTGGGGATAAGTATGTGCTTGGTGTGGATAAAGGACTTTTATACTACGAGGAGGTAGAGGAATAATGGGAAAGACATACATCGCAGACAAGGAAACCCTCGACAAGTGCTATGCGATTTTATCCGCAGACGGAATCTATGGCTTTATTGAGCACATGGATGTTTTAAGTCCGACAGCACGCATCGAATACATCGGACAGAACAAAGACTTCACTCCGATTTCACTCAACAAGGACACCGGAACAATGACACTCAACAGTTGGGCGGACTTCCCGATCATCGTGGCAAATAAGCCGTGGATGGTAAGGGCAGACGGAACACCGGACTACAGACTGGATGAGAACGACTACACCAAGAAAGAGGACGGTACTGCTTCGGATGTTTCCAACACAAGCTACAACGGCGGAGCGTTCTCATGGCTTGCCAAGATTTACAAGCAGGAGTATATGCTCGGCAATGATCGTGTCGTTAAATTCTCCATGAGGGAAAGAGACGGATTCGAGCCTGTCGGATTTAAAGACCCGAACAACAATGTACTGGAGGGTGTATGGATTCCGATGTTTTACGGTTCAATCCTCGGAGCAGATACCTCCACACCAAAGATGGTGTCTCTGGCAGGATTGCAGCCTTGCTACAATAACACCACAGACAAAGAGCATACCGCAATCGCAAACTTCTCAAGCCGTGCAGCATTCCTCGGTGGCGGAATTGTTCAGACAATCACTGACCTTCTGATCATGTTCGCAAAGAGCACGAACTCACAGGAAGCATACGGCTATGGAAATTCAAGCGGATACGATGCGAGCCTTGCGCCGACCAACGGAGTGAAGCAGAACGCAGTCGTAGGTGGCGGACAGTTCTACGGAACAAAGGATGCGAAGTCACTCAACAAGATCTTCCACTCCATCGTCCTTGGAACATATCAGCAGTGGATGCGTGACCCGTACACATTGCTCGTGAATGGCAGATACAAGGTCAGCAAGAACTACACCTACGATTTGACCGGAGCAAAATACCAGGATACAGGTATCAGCCTTCCGAAGATGTTCGAGAGTGATGGAAGCACACAGAAATACGGTATTTTCTATCCGCATAAGTACCAGACCGTTCCCAGCTTCGGAGCAGTTCCGGTTCATCCGTGCAAGGGAAGCACATCCACTGGCGGCTGTGACGGATTATGGCAGAATGTCGAGATTGTGGCGGTCGCCCGTCGGTTCGGTCATTGCAGCAACGGTACGGATGGTGGTTTGCGCTCCTTGTATGTGAGCGCCGCTGCCGGGTATGCCTACTGGCACATCGGGGCCGCCGTCCTTCTTTTACCACCTGTCGGGGTCGCAGCGTAAGCAAGACACCGTGATAGGGGGTCTGGGGGTCTGCGTCAGCAGAATTCCCCCAGTGGAACAAAATCGGATTTTAATAGCGTAAGGAAGAATAACAGGGGCGCAGGACTGCGTCACCTCGGGCGGTCGCCCTTCGGTTCGGTAATTGCAACAACGGTACGAATGATGGTTTGCGCTACTTGAATGTGAACAACACTGCCGGGAATGCCAACTGGAACATCGGGGCCGCCTTATTCTATCTTAAACGGAATAACAACCCAAAGCAGTCCTGCTTCCTACACCGCTGACCTTTGAAACAAGGCTTACTCACCATTATTGGGAAGATGAGTGGAAATGAGTCCGACACAGGACGCACGGTAAAGCGGTCGCACCTGCCGTGCGTAGGAGATAGAAGAAAAAATATCTTATAGGAGTACTCAGCAGAATGCGAAAAACACACACAGAAATCCATCTGCGTAATGAACCGGAACACGGTCACAAAGAGTACAAATATCTGTATCAACAAATGCTGAAGGATGATGTCATTCGGAAAGCATATAAGAAATTACGCAAAGGAAAAACCAAGAGAAAAGAGATCCAGTACATAGACGCACACCTTGATGATGAGGTGCAGAAAATGTACGACATGATCCTAAACACAAAGCCGGAGGGAGTGGACGTCCCACACCCGGAACTGGCATACAAACCAAAGAAAAGAACCCCGAAAATCATCTTCGAACATGGGAAAAGACGAAAAATTTATATGCCGGAAATCCATGAACAATGGCTGCACCACATCATCGTTCTGGTATTAGAGCCAATCATCACAGCCACAGCCTATCCATACTCCTGCGGTTCGTTCCCAAAGCGTGGAGCACACTACGGAAAGAGACAGATAGAGCGGTGGCTTTTGCATGACCCGAAGGGAACACGGTGCTTCGCAAAGATGGATATCCGGCACTTTTATGATAGTATCCGGCTGAAAATTCTGATGAAGGAACTGGCAATCCGAATCAAGGATGACTGGTTTTTATACATCATCGGATTATGCCTACAGGGATTTAATAAAGGAATCCCTCTCGGGTTTTACATCAGCCAGTGGTTGGCAAATTACCTCTTAGAACCACTCGACCGACTGATCACAGAGGTGCTCGGTCTGCCAAAGCTGCAAAGGTACATGGACGATATCGTCATATTCGCAAGCAGCAAGAAAGTCCTCCAGAGAGCCATCGTGGAGATAAGGAAGATGCTCGGTCAGCGTTTCAGATTAAAGCTGAAGCACAACTACCAGGTATGCAAATTCTACTACGAGAAGGGCAAGCGGAAGATAGGTAGGGCACTGGATTTCATGGGTTTTATATTTTACAGAACCAAGACGCTGATCAGAAAGAACATCATGCTATCCGCAACACGGTTGGCAAAGAAGATGGAGAGGTCAAAGGAAGCGAACCGTGGATACTTTCACAGACACATCGAAGCCATGCTGTCGTACATGGGATGGTTTACCTGCACGGACACATATGACTGTTACCAGAGCAGGATAAAACCTTATATCCATGTGGGCCGGCTTAAGAAAATAATATCAAAAATCAAAAGGAGGCAGAACCATGAAGGAATGGACCAAGGAAAGATGCTCCGAGGAGCCGCAGGAGCTGCAGCTTGTGGCTGACGGCATCTACATCCAGAGAAAGAACATCAAGAAAGTGCAGCACGAAGCAACCGAGGGCATGGAAGCCTACACCGACTGGGAGTGCGATAGCAGGGAAATCACTGTATCGGAATACCAGATGTTGGAATCCATTAAGCAGATCAATACCGACAAGGCGATTGATGATTACACCGCACAGCTTATCGAGGAGGGATTGTTATAATGAGAGTATTAATCGACAGTCTGAAAAGACTTTATGCCGCAGGCAGGCTGACAAAGAAACAGATCGCGGCCAGAGTGGAGAAGGGAACTATTGATGAAGCAGAGTACGAGGAAATCACAGGCGAGAAGTACAAGGCAGAAACCAAGGCAAAATAACTTCCAATGTACCCACGCACATGGGAGCAGGTACTGCCATAAGCACATGAAAGAATGTGACCTCGACTGCAAGGAAAGCGGCACCTGTGCCCACTGCACAAATTACCACATACCGATGACGCAGTACCCATGCAAGTGGTGTGAGAAATTAAATCAGAATTAAGGACCGTCTGGACAAGGCGGTCTTTTTAGAGAGGAGGTGCAGCGCATGGATGTGACAGCAATCATCGTGGCAGCGAGTATCCCATCGGCACTGACTGGCTTCTTTTTCTGGCTCATCGAGCAGAGCATACAGAAGCGTGCCGACAAGGAAAAAGCAGAGCGGGAAGAACGGCAGAAGGAAGTAGATGCCAGAGAGCAGATCCGAGAGAAGAATGAACTCTGCATCATCAACTGCGTCAATGCTTCCCTGGCACTCGGAGAAGCGACAGCCAGAGCGGTGCAGAGAATCCCAGACGCACACTGCAATGGGGATATGCACGCAGCACTCGACTACGCTCAGAAGGTCAAACATGAACAGAAGGACTTTCTGAACGAACAGGCACTAAAACAAATTGTATAACAGGAGGACAAAGCAATGAAGAAAATCGACTGGGTAAGAAAACTCACAAGCAGAAAACTGTGGACGGCAGTGGCATCATTCGTCTCAATGATGATCCTCGCCACAGGCGGAACAGACAACACGGCAACGCAGGTAACTGCACTCATCATGGCAGGAGCGTCCGTGGTGGCTTACATCATCGGGGAAGGCTTGACCGACTCCGCCAACATCGGTGCTTCGGATGATGCCGAGGAACAGTAACAGGAAACATACGCAGCAGGGCGGCCAGTAGGCTGCCCTATTTTATTACAGAAAGTGAGGAAACAGATATGACAATCAAAGGTATGGACATTTCATATTGGCAGGGCAATGTAGACTTTGCCAGAGTAGCAGCAGACGGCATCAAGTTCGCAATCCTTCGTGAAGGATACGCACAGACGGTAGACGCAAAGTTCCGCCAGTATGTGGAAGGCTGCAGAAAGAACGGCATCGAAATCAAGGGAGTATATCATTTCAGTTATGCGATCAACGCAGAGCAGGCAGCGCAGGAGGCGGCATTCTGCATCAAGCAGATGGAGCAGGCAGGTCTCGGAAAAGATGTGATTGTATTCTACGATTTTGAGTACGACACTGTAAAGAAAGCCAAGGCAAAGGGAGTAACCCTCGGAAAGAATGAGTGCATCGCATTTACAAAGGCATTCTGCGAGTATGTGGAAAGCCATGGATACAAGGTAGGTGTTTATTCCAACATCGACTACCACAGAAATATGTATTCGGACGAAGTGCTCTCCAAGTATGTGTACTGGCTCGCAGATTA